GTATTGAAAAATGTATTTTAATAAAAGATATTCCTGTTATTTCTACTATATCAAATGATACACACAATATAACAGAAATAGATGAAAATGAATTACAAAAAATACAAAAAATATATTTAATTAAAACACATATTACTAATGCATTAATACATTTACAACATAATGATAAAATTACAGAAGAAAATAAAAAAGATATATTAAAAAAATTTCATTTAATTGAAGAAGAATTAGGCACAATGAAACATTTACAATTAATTGAGACACTTAAAGAAATACAAGATAATTATAGTTTGTTAGACAAGCCATTTGAGGTCAATGAAATAGATAAAGTAAACAATACTATTGATGAGATTGATTGTATGTTTTATAATGAAAGAAAACAAACATTACAATCTAGAGCAAATTTATTATTAGTTAAAAATCCATCATGGGCAGAACATTTACAACCAATAATAGAACAAATATCTTATTGTAATACACCAATTGATTATATTAATGATAAATTATTATTTTTAGATGAATTAGAAAAAGATAATACAGAAGAAAAAGATTATAAACAAGAATATATTAATTTATGTACTTTTTTAAAAAATGAATTAATATATGGATCTATTGATTTAGATGAAAATAAAAATAAATTATTAACTGATTTAATAAATGAACATTTTACAAATATACATACTAATAATATTGTTGATACAAATGAATGGAAATGTAGATTAGATACATTAAATAAACAATGTGATAATATTTACAATATATAAAAATTGAAATATTATGTGTTTAATGATTTTAATTGTTAGTTATATATAGACATGTCGCTAACACATGAAGTGTGTATTGTGTGCCAAAAGTTAGATTCCAAGCCTACATGTCCTAGGTGCGAAGGACCATGCGAATACACTTTGGGCACTGGCAAACCTACTTGCATAAACCAGGATTGTGCGAATCTTTGTTACGGGTGCAATGAACCAACATACAAAGGCGGGGGACGGACAAGAGGACGGACAAGAGGACGGACAAGCTATTGTGCTGCAGGCTGTCCTGCAAATAGTGTTTACGTTCATTATCACAATGAGTGTGCCAGTGATTTGTCTCATTGTGTATTCTGTAGTCATCTAACGTGGCTTACACTTGATAAGGATAGCAAGGTACACTGTTGTCCTTCGTGCATAGCAGAGCATTCCAAGCTTATGCGACCATTTGACGAATTCACAAATAAATCTGAAAGTGATATAAGAGAACAGATAAGCACATATCATAGAGAACTTTACAAGCTTATATCTTCGTTTGACACAGCAATGTCTGTAGAAGATATGCAGATACAAATATACAATTTTCAGGTCGAATACGGCAAAAATTCAGACGAAGAAAAGAGACTCGCGCATCTGTACGAACGCCGCAGAAAATCAGACAAAGCCATGAGAAGTCATGCGGAGTCTTCTGTTCAAGGTGAAGAGCGGGCTGAATGATTTGGTTTTTTGACCTTGCAAAAATTAAAATAATTTTATTTTAATTTTTATAACTAAATAATATGATAAATAATCTGCATAAACATATGTTTTATAAAAAATTGAAATATTATGTGTTTATAATTTAGAAATACATAAATTAATTGACAAAATTCGAAATGGGATTTTTAATTGCACAACTACGTCAAACACTGCAAATACTGAAAAATATTAAATATAAAATAAGAAACTATAATAATAAAAATAAATATACTATAACAACTAGTAATATTATAAAATATATATGGGATAATAATACAAATGGATTTAGTGGTTGGTCAATAACACCTGATGAAATGACAGAAATTCCCCAAGATATGCACAAAATAGTATGTGATAAAACAATTCTGAATGGTGCTCATTGTTTAATACTAGTGCATAATAGAGAAAATGATTCTAAAATACATATATTATATAAAATGCCTAAGATAAAAGGAGAATAAACACGAGACTATATAAATATTCTATATAAGAACCATCCTAATGTGAAAGAGCATATTATATATGCATATTTTATTTGAAATTAATAATTTAATATAATTTAAGAAAAAAATAATATATTTATTATAATAATAATATGCATATTAATTATTATAAAAAATATATAAAATATAAAACAAAATATATAAATTTACAATATGGTGGAATGCTTTCATCTGGAGAAATAGCATCTGTACCTATAACTAAATATAATTGTAATCAAAATATTTTAGATAAAGAATTGTGTATACCTAATGAAAATGGAATATATGAAACACGTGATATATGTAATACAAATTGTAATCATATATGGAAACAATATTATAAAATGTTATATCAAGATATATTAACATTTATACATTCTGATATTACAGATACAAATGCAATTATTAATTTAAAAACACAATTTAATTTGTTAATTGTTGAAATAAACAAAATCTATTCGGCATCATCAGAAAAATTAATAATTAAATATAATATTCGTTTTATAATATCTATAATATCAATGTTATTTGATGTATCAGATGTGAATGCAACAGTTAATGGAGAAAATTTTAATATGAATCTTGCATTTAACGGAAAGACATTTTATTACATGGAAGAATGTTATACAGCAGATTTAGATTTATTTTATAAAGAATATGAAAATTTATATAAAACACAAAAAAGTAGATTCTTTTATCAAAGTAATTTAGTAAATATATTAATATTATTAAAATGTTATAATGATGAATGTTTTTTAAAACAACTGACGCAAGATAAATTACAACATCAAGAATATTATTCATACTTAAATATAGCTTATGATCGCAATAAACAGCATATTAACGATGTGTTTCAAACTAATAAAATTGAATTATTAAAATTAGTATTACTAGCATATGAAGATTTTGATTATAATAAAATTAAATTATTTTATTTAAAATATTTACATTTTTATTATAATGCATTTACACACTTAAAAAAATTAAATTTTGTTATTCTTACAGATAAAGATGATGAAGATAATTATGTAAAACAATATAATAAGTTATTAGAGATAGTACAAAATTCTACAGCAACATCTAATAATTGCGTAGTTTATTTATCTGCTATTTTATCATCAGAAGATAAGTTTATCAAATTTAACACTACTCGTATATTAATTGGATATTTAGGGATGCGCTATAATAGTGATGATTTTTATGATTCAATTGATAATATTACACATGATTTTACAACAGTTCATCAACAATATATATGCAAAACAAGTTTTACCGAAAATGACTTAAAAGAAATACAGGATCTGTTAAAAAAATTATATATTTTTTATAAAGGTAAGGATACGGATGATCAAGAGACAATTAAAAAAAATACACTTAAACGCAATTCTCTATTAAAGTTCCTTCATGTTTATATTTATGAACTTGAGCCGTTTTGTTTAACAATTAATAATATTATTAATTTATATAAAAAGTTTTCATTAAAAAGTGTAGATTTATATGGTATATTAAAAAACTTAATATCAAATTATATAAATATTACTAACCCTGAACAGAAACTATTAACTAACTTAACAGAGCATAATGCAAAATTTCAAGACGTAATTAGCATAAGGAAAAATTTTTATTTAGAATTTGTTAATAAATTAGAATATATTATGGCTGCTACTACACCAACATTTGAAGAGCTATTTATTGATGATTCATCCAATGTATATACGCATGAACTATATATATTTATAAAAGATATTTTATATCCAAAAATACTTGATTTTAGTCAATTGGTCCCATCTGTAGATAGGAGATCTATTATTTTATCAATATGTGATGATAAATACCCTTTATCAATAATAAATTATATAATAAAATATAACACCGAATTATTTTATACTGAATATGACAAAAATAATTTTACAGAATTAACTCGTTTTTTATTATTAAATGGTTATAAACCACAACTTGAGGCAGCAGGTCGTTATTATTTAGAGAATATACAAAATTTATTTCCATTTACACCATAAATATAATAAATTGTAAAATTAATAATTTGAAATTTATAAATTATTAATTTGATATAATTTAAGCAGTTGCGATGGATAGCAAATAGATATAATTATAAAATATACATTGGAAGTAGATAAAGTCTTGCTTTATCCTTTGCTATGATGTATTTTATAAAAATTGAAATATTTATTATTTATTATTTGTTATATATATTAATAAACTGACTAATGTCAGACCTGAAAGTGCCCGTAGATGACCAAAGACTTGGCGGTTGTCATATTCTAAAGTACATAGAAAAAGATGATCGTGGTACAATGAAATATTATCCTTATTCCATAACATATAGAGAGCTAGACGCAATTCCTCCAGATATGCACACATATGTGTGTAATAAGACTATACAATTTGGTGCACACTGTTTAATAGTAGTGCACACCGATGAGAATAATTCTAAAATACATACATTATACGAAATGCCTACAATTTCGGACCAAACAAACGACTATATAAATATGTGGTCAAGGCAAAATCCTGATGTAAAAGGAGTTACTATATATGCATATTTTAATTGAAATAATTTTATTTTATTTAAATTAATAATTTATAATTATAAATTAATAATTTAATATAATTTAAGCAGTTGCATCAGCAGCTACTGGTTCAGTCTTTTTCACTTTCTTAAGAATATTCTTAAAATTCTTGCTAATTACTCGTCCATCCTGAATGGTATAAGATACAGGAACATCAAGCTTTACACGAGAACCAGTATATTTATACTCATGCTTATTGGATTTACGGGTAGACTCGCAAATCTGGAATGTAATAGTAGTAGCAATGTTTTCTACATTCTTATTCTCTCGGAAATACTTGCTGAGTGCCTTATTTGCAGCCTGATAAGGAGTTAATCCAGTGAATCGCCCCTCATACTCTTCTTTCTCAGGTAGTAGAACTTTAAAAGACCTAACTAATTTCCCGTTAGTTGTTGTTTCACCTGCTTCTTGTGTATCCTCTGTAGTATCAGTCTTCTTAACTGCCGCCTTCTTCTGCACAACCTTCTTTGGCTTTGCACTTGCATCATCCGTAGCATCTGTATCTACTGGCTTAGCTTTAGGCTTGCGCGCAGCAGGCTTCTTAACTCCACCTGACTGCTCAACTGCAACTGGTGCAACTACAGGTTCACCTGATTCAGTCTTGACATCAACCTTCTTATTATTCTTCTTACCACTTCCTTTTTGAACTACTGGTTCCTCAACAACTACACTTTCAACTACTTCAGTTACTTTCTTATTCTTTGGTGGTGCTTTGGCTTTTGCTCCCGCCTTTTGCTCAACTACTGGTGCTGTCGGTGGCTCAACTGTTTGAACTTCATCGGGTGTGGCATTAAGCATGGTTTTGGTTTGTTTAGATTTAGCAGGCATTATATAATATATATAATATTATTTTTTTAAATCAAACACATATAATAATTGTTTAAGTGCGTTTAATATTGTTTAAATATAAATCATAACAGTCGCTGTTAATAACATATAATAAATCAAACAGTAGTTATTATTAAACGAATTATGTAGTATAAGGTGTATTTTAAATCTTAATATTCATAATGAGTAATTCAAATAATAACTCTAAAATAAAATTAGGGTATTTACAATTTAGATATAAATATTTATCAGATATAATTTTAAAATTAGAAAAACATATAGATTATTTATACATTAATAATAATATTGATGTATTATTCAAAAATCAGTTGTTAAGCAGTATATTTAATATATCAAAAAATATAATAATAACATATAATAATTATATATTGCATAAACTTGAATCAGTAACAAATTTAGATTTTGTATTAGACATTTTTCAAAACAGTAAATGCGATGATGAATTATTTAAACATATTACATATGTAATTAAAAATAATCATTCTTATTTACCATTATATGATGAAGAAAAAGCATTAAAAATTATAATTGGCAATATTGGATTTAGTAGTTTATCAGAATTAATAATTATATATGATGTAAGAGATAATTTATGTGAAACGCAGTTAAAACTTATAAATGAAATTGATAAACTTTTTATCCCGACAAAAATTAATATTTTTCAAATATCAAATCATGCAGATGATTATTATTGGAGAAAACCAAATAAATTTTCAGAGTTTGATATATTAGAATTAAATAGAGAATTATGGATCAAAAATATAAATAATGAATATATAAAAATAGAAGGATATTTTATTAATGATACTATATCATGTGTAATTAAAACGTGTCAAATAAATTATCCGATTATTTATAAATTAAAAGAAGAAATTTATAATAAATTAAATCAGACTCAGATAGATTCAAAATTTGTTAAAAAATTTATAAGATATAATTATTTAGGTAATATATATACATTATCATCAGTTGAATATATAAATTTATTAAAATACTATTATAAACAATATGTATCAATTACACAATCCAGTTTTGTTACAATTATGAAAGATTTTATTTCAAAAGGTTCTGATATAAAAATAATGTATGATTATATATTTTTATTATTATTAGGAACAAATGATAATGCAGATGTTGCTAGTTTATTATTTGGTTTAATAAAAGAGAAAAAAATGAATAGTCCATATATTTATAATTTATTAGCTCAACGATTACCATATTATTTATTAGTAAAAATAAAAAATTCATCAAATAATTTAAAACAAGAATTAACTAAACTGAAAACATTATCACATGAAGATATTAATATTAAAAATCAATTAATTACAAATAAATATATACCAGAATCAGTAAAAATAGTAACATTAGAAAAAATAGAAGAAATGACATTAGTTAATAATGAATATTATAAACAACAAATATTTGTTAAACATATATTAAATTATCCATGGCCTACTCCACAAGATGATATAATATATCAAAATATTAATTCGGATTTAACAGAATCAACTAAATATTTAACAGAAATTGAAAATAAACTTTTAAATTTATCATATGGTCATAAGGAAGCTAAAAATAATCTATTACAAATAATAGGACAATGGATAACAAATCCACAAAGTAAAGGAACCAGTTTTGGTTTCCAAGGACCTCCTGGTGTTGGTAAAACATTACTTGCTAAATCTGTTAGTAAAGCATTAAATATACCTTTTTCAGAAATAACATTAGGTGGACAAAATGATGGTGAAATATTACATGGTCACGGTTATACTTATTCTGGATCACAACCGGGATTAATTATAAAAAAAATGGTTGAAATGGGAAAACAAAGATGTATTTTATATTTTGATGAATTAGATAAATCATGTTCAAAACATGGATCAATTAATGAAATTACAAGTATATTAATTCATTTAACTGATCCGAATATGAATAAAACATTTCAGGATCGATTTTTTCAAGGTATTGATTTCCCATTAGATAAGGTTATTATGATTTTTTCATATAATGATGCTAATCTAGTTGATCCTATATTATTAGATAGATTAAAACAAATAGATATGGTTGCATATACTATTACTGATAAAATACAAATTGTAAAGGAATTTATTATTCCGGAGATAGCTAAATCAATTGGATTATTAGATGAACCATGGATTCATATTACAAATGATTTAATTGAATATATTATTGATAATTATACAAATGAGGCAGGTGTTAGATCTATTAAAAGAAAAATAGAACAAATATTTTTAACATTAAATTTAGATAAAATATATAAACGAAATGATTTTATTAATAATGATTTTAATGAAATTACAAAAGATATAATTATTAGAATATTAGACAAACCGGAAATAAATAATACTATAATACATTCTACACCATTAGTTGGAATAATAAATGGATTATACGCAACAAGTAGTAATGGCGGTATTATTCCAATTCAAATATTTAATAATTTTGATCCTAATTTAAATAAATTTGAAATTAAATTAACAGGGAAACAAGGGGATGTTATGAAAGAGTCTGTTTTTTGTTCGCTAACTGCAGCAATTGAATATATTAAAAAGAATATTAATAAATATCCAAATATTAATAATTTGGATAAATATTTGCTAACACATTTTAAAAATGGTTTTCATGTACATGCACCTGCAACATCTACACCAAAAGACGGACCTAGTGCTGGTTGTGCATTTACTAGTGCATTTATTTCACGTATATTAAATAGACCTATTAAAAATGATATTGCTATGACTGGTGAAATAGAATTAACTGGTAGAATTACTAAAATAGGTGGATTGCATTTTAAATTATTAGGTGCTAAAAAAGCAGGAGTTAAAATCGTTTATGTTCCTAAAGAAAATACTAATGATATAGATGATATTAAAATAAAATATCCATCATTATTTGACAATTTGGAAATATTTAATATTAAATTTTTTGAATACATTGATGAAATTATCGATGATATATTAGTTTAGTTCTAAATAAATTATATAAAATATCAATTAAATTATCAAATGTTATCTGTGATGCAACTTTTATTATATCATAATTATAAAGTAATGCACTATTTCTAGAATCATAATGAAATAAGATTACACTATCTGTTTTCTTCATTTCATCTGACACATATGTAGTATGAGTTGTTTCATTAGGAAAAAAATTTTGTTTTTTCCCTAAAGTAATCTTATCTTTTTCTTTTGAAGAAAAAGCTAATGTTTCATTGCACTGCAATCCAGTGCAAGGTAAGGACTCATACTGTGTATGAGTTCTTTCATATTTTTCAAAATATGTATATGATTTAATTTCTAAAATTTTATCAAATTTAAAATGATTAATATATCTATTAATTAAAATAATAATAAATGGTATATATTCATCCATATTTATATTTGCATTTAAATAATAACGTAAACTATTATAAGATAGTACAGATACATAATTTTTTAATACATATAAATATTTATTATTTAATGTCAACCATCTAAGTAATATCATATAATAAAATATATAATTTTTATTATATCCCATTAGTAATGATGTAAATAATTTCTGAATGTCTTGTATATTATTAATTTTATAATGATTAATTACATAATCTAACACATAATTAGTATTTGTTTCCATATATTGTTTAACATTCTCAGGGGAGTTTTCTTGATTTAATTTTGCTAAATGAGCCATTCCTTCGGCTTCTATAAGTATAGTTTTGTCGGGTGGGAATATTTGCTCATCTTTTAAAGTAATATTAAATTTTTCGTTCGTTGTTTTGTTTTTTAGTTTTGTTTTTTCTTTTTCAGGTAACAAAATACTTTTTGATAGATCTGAATAATTTGTTGATTTTATTTGTTGGTTTTCTTTAAATGTAGACACACTTGGTAATACGCGTGTATTATTATCATGAGTATTCTGATAAGCTTCTCGCACTGATTCTAATTTTGTTTTAGTTATATTAAATAATTTATGTCTAATTTTATATAGTTTGGTAATATTTTCTAATTGTATTTTTTTTTTAAATTGTTCTAATGATTTTTGTAAATCATTAGTATCATCTAAATTAAAATTAATTGGAATATCATTTTTTATTATATAATTAGATATATCATTTACTATTTTTTTTAATATTTTATTGTCTTTCTTATCATAAATATTTGTTTGCGTTGTATCATTTGAAGATAAAGATAATGTTTCATTAGATTGTGAAAGAGTGTTTTCTTCTACATTAATCTTATATTTATCTTTTGAAGAAAAATATAATTTTTCAATTTCATTAATATAATAACTTAATGTTTTTATATATTTGGGTATTAATGCATAAATATAGTCGTCTGATGTTTTATTAGAACTTAAATTACGCGTATCTTCTAGAAAGTTATTATTTTTTGATATAATTACATCTTTGTGTGTTTCTTTGGGGGTATCTGCCGACGTCTCCTTGGGGGTATCTGTAGAGGTCTCATCTGATGTCTCCTTGGGGGTATCCGTAGACGTCTCATCTAATGTCTCCTTGGGGGTCACATCAGGTGTTTCATCGGGGGTCTCATCGGGGGTCTCATCGGGTGTCTCATTGGGGGTCTCATCAGGTGTTTCCTCAGGTGTTTCCTCAGGTGTTTCCTCAGGTGTTTCCTCAGGTGTTTCTTCAGGTGTTTCTTCAGGGGTCTCCTCAGGTGTCTCATAGGGGATCTCATCTGGCGTCTCCTTATGTGTTTCATCTAGTATATTCTCGATTATCTCATCAGGAATGTCTTCATTATAACCACCCGATAATATGTAAGGAAATGATTTATATGCATTTTTTATATTTACATATTTTAATTTATATTTATAATATTTATATTTATATTTATCTTGCATTATTATGTATAGTTATAAAATTTTTATTCAAAATATTTATAATAAAATTCAAAGGTCTAAAGATATAAAACTATTAATTAGATAATGGCTGAAATAATTCATAAAAAACGTGGGCGTAAGCCTAAAAATTATAATGTAATACAACCACAAATAGAGAATGATAATAAAATAGTTGAATCAATAAATACAGATGAAGAAAAAATAATATTACATTTACCAATAACAATAAATGAAATTAATAATTTTGATAATAATGATACTAGTGATAATTCATTATTTATAAAATTAGATAAAGAACCAAATATGGTAAAAATACAATCATATAATAATATAATAAATGATACAGATTCTACCGATTCTTTAAAAACACCTATAAATAATAATAATTATAATAAAATGAGTATAAATACAGTGCAAAAAATATCAACACATAATTTACATTTTACACAGAATACAAAATGTTGGTGGTGTAGAAGTTGTTTTAATACTCCAAGTCTTGAATTACCAGAGGATTATTATAATGATACATTTTTTTGTATAGGTAATTTTTGTAGTTTTAATTGTATCAAAAAATATAATTTAGAATTAAATGATCATTTAATTTGGAAACGTGATTCATTAATTAATTTATTTTATTATAAAATTCATAAAAACTATAAGGAGATAACTCCTGCACCGCATTGGATGATATTAAAAGAATATGGTGGATGTTTAACAATTGAAGAATTTAGAAATAATTTTATAATAAATTCTAAAGAATATATTATATTACATCCACCACTTATTTCTCGTCAAATGCAAATTGAAGAGTCATATAATATTCAAAAATTAAAAGAAGTACCTATTGATAATTTAAATAGAATTTATTCAGATATGGAAACGGAATATACTATTAAACGTTCTAATCCTATTAAATCAGATCAATTAAATTTAGAAAAAACCATGGGTTTAATTAAAAAAAAGAAATCAAATAATTAATATTATTATAAAAATATATAAAGAGTTTTTATTATTATTATTATAATAAATGAAAACATATACAAAAAACCCAATTCTATGTTTTTTTATTGGTTATACTGGTAATTTTAATGAGACCACTAATGGTGTTTTTGGTGCAGAATTAGCATTAAAAAACTTAGTAGAAGTATTTTCAAAAACTCATAATGTTTTTGTATTTGGTGCATGTATAAAAGAAGCTACAGTTAATAATGTGCAATATTTTAATTCAAATATATTAAATCAATTTATGGAGAATAATATAGTCGATATAATGATAATTAGTCGATATATTTATTACTTTTTGGAATTTAATATTAAAGCACGTAAAACATATCTATGGGTTCATGATCATTTAATGCAATCATCTTGGGATTTTAAGTATTTACCGACACGTGCAAAATATTTATTATCAAATGTAATAGATAAAATTGATAGAGTAATTGTTTTATCTGAATGGCATAAAAAAGTTATTTTAGATTTCTATAATATTGATTCAAGTAAAATATTTATAATTGGTAATGCGATTAATACTTTACAATATAATAAAAATGTTACACGTATTAAAAATCGTTTTATTTATACATCGGCTCCTATACGTGGACTTGAACAATTAGTTACTCATTTTGATAAAATAAGACAAAGATTACCTGATGCGGAACTATGGATTTATCGCGATGAAGACAGTTTTAATGAGCGTCATCAACATTTATTAACACTAATTAAAACAATACCTTATATTAAATTTATGGGACGTATTGATAATGATAAAATCGCAGCACAACAATTGATGGGAGATTTTTGGTACTATCCAACTGCTTTTCAAGAAACATACTGTATTAGTGCATTAGAAGCATTGATGGCAGGATGTATTTGTATTACATCTGATTTAGGCGGATTAAAAGATACAATTGGCGATCGTGGTATTTTAATAAGTGAACCTATTCATTCTGAAGAATATTTTAATAAAGCATTAGAACAAATTATTAAAATAGCAGAAGATGAAAAAATAAAAGGAGATATGCGTATTAATGGTATTAATTGGGCTCAAAATCAAACATGGGAAAATCGTGTAAATGAATGGTATAAATTATTTAATTAATTATTTTTGGTATTGAAATATGATTTGAATAAAAATAAGCACCTTGTAAAAATGAATCTGCTAAATCATCTTTCTTTTTATATGAATTAAAATGTGTTGTCCATTGTGGTAAATGTTGTGTTAATTCTAAACAATATTTGATACCTAAACTTTTAGTTAATTTATACGTTTTTGTTGTGTCTGTTGTTGATTGTTCTGCTTTTTTACAGGAGATTAATTGTTTTACATCACCTTCATTTGCAATTTTAAGTTTATTAGAAGGAGACATAAATTTAACTTGTGTTATATTAGATTTTGTAATTTCTTTATCAATAATACCTCTTATTAAATAATAATCATATATAGTAGAAGCAATAGATTTCATTCGTGGATTTTTTAATGATGGTTGATTTTCGATAACAACATAATCGGTAGATAATAAATTTTTTCTATTTTCTAATTCCATTATTAATTTATATTTAATTTCATCAAATTGTGATGTAATAGAATTTTTTATTTTAAAAACTTTTAATTCTGATGATTTAGAAATTGTTTTATATAATTGTTTAGCATGTGTTGTGCAATAATATTTATTATTATTTTCATATGAAATAGTTTTACCACATATTTTTAAATTTTTAAATTCATATTCGCATGAATTTGATTTATTAGATTCTATAAAAGTATTATTAAAAGGTTTTGTTGTTTTATCAATCTTTTTACTATGAGTTTTACAATAATATTTTATTTCATTATTAATAGTTTGTGTATAAAAAGCTTTTGCACCACATGTGCATTTTTGTTCATCTCGGTTAGTTAAATCAATATTATTCCATTCTAAAATATTCCAATTAGATATTTTTGTTCCATCTGGTTGTGTGAAAATACTTTGAGTCAATAAACAATATGATAAATGAATAATTCCAACATCAAAAGATAAAATAACAGGAAATTTTATATTACTCATTTTTATTATATCCAAATAAAATTATATGCTTAAAACAAGTTTATAAAAATTGATAATAAATTAATTAAATAATTATTTTATATATAATTAACTATTATATATAAAATGAGTGGATATTTAGAATTAATTATTGGACCAATGTTTTCAGGTAAATCAACTGAAATTATTAGGAAAATAAGATTATTGCAAAAAATTAATAAAAAAGTATTAGTAATTAAACCAAATATTGATAACAGATATGATAATAATAAAGTTACATCTCATGACTTTGAATCAGCGGAATGTATTTCTATTTCACAATTATCAGAAATAAATGAAAATATTATTAAACAACATGATACTATTATTATTGATGAAGGACAATTTTTTAATGATTTAGTTGAAGTAATTGATAATTGGTTAAAACTATATAAAAAAAATATTATAGTTGCCGGTTTAGATGGCGACTATCAACAAAAACCAATTGGACAAATTTTAAATTTAATACCATTATCAAATAAATGTATTAAATTAAATTCATTATGTAATGTATGTAATGATGGAACAAAAGCGCCATTTAGTTTTAGAACTGATCAATCTAATAATACTGTTTTAATTGGTGGGTCAGATAAGTATATACCAGTATGTAGAAAACATTATAATGAATTAGTATTTAGTATTGTTTAATTATATTCAGAAAAATGAACAAAAGAACATTTATTAAACATACGTAAATTTTTATTTAAATTATCATCTAACTTTTGAAAATTTAGTGCTATTAATTGATATCTATTTTCCCATAATGGTTCTGGATCAAAATTATATGAAAAATGTCCTTGTATATCACCTGCTGGATAGATGCGATGTATTATTCCTGTTGAATTATTATTTTTTAGATTACTATCTTTATGATCTGTATTTTTTAAATAAGGATATTTAACATAAGAAATAACAATATCTTCAAGTGGGTGTGTAATTCCGTCCCCAGAGGTTAATATAATTTTATTTAATAATTTTTTAATAGGGGTATTACTTAACATTGTTGTAGAATTTATTATTTTATTTTCAAAATATTTTAAAAGTATTTCTCTCATTTTTATTTGTGTTTTAACTAATTTATTAGTATTTAATTCAAGTGTTATCCATATTGGATCTGATGTAGTTTGAGCAAATTCAGCAATTGTTTTAATACATTCTTCAAAAGTTATATAAGATGTTGTAAATATATCACCATATTTATATTCCATACCATGGGCTACAACTGGTGTATAATCATTATATGTTAATCCAATATTATTTTTTGCATATACATCTAATTCAATAACTCTTGCTCCTAATTGTAGTGCATTTTTTATAGCATCAATAGAAGAAATATCTATATTTTGATGACATGGTAAATATGTATTATGGGATGTGCTTATATAAAATTCGTGTAATGGTTTATCTAATAAATGAGGTTTAATTAATTCTATTGATGTTATTTTATCAGTTAATAATTGATTACTTACATAACATAAACAATCATTTAAACTAAAATTATATCCATCTTTTAATAATTTTAATAAATAATAAATAAATAAACTAATTGGTATTATAGAAAAAACCCATATATTAATTCTTTTCATTTTATATTGATAAAATAAAATTATTACACATACTGTTAATAATACTAAAATGTTATTAAATAAAAAAGTTTTAATGGTATTCATTTATTTTATATGAGATAATTTATTTATATTGTTATTCAAAAATTAAAATTAATTTTTGTTGTATACACTAACCAGAACTGAACGTCATTCAGTTGCCTGATGTTCACACCACTTATCAGAACCAAACATCATTTGGTTGCCTTGGGAAGTTTACTGCCTTGGAAAGACCAACATGGTCACGGTGTACCTTCCCGACAAACGATCGAACCACGCCATCAGCTTGATGAACGGTCTATCCGTGAAGTGATTCATTGAGACTGACGTACAGATCTGTGTCAGTGTCTCTTGAGGAAGACGTAGCCTAGACAAGGTATCGATGAAGTCGCGTGTGGCATGTATCGCATCATTGCACAAGTGCTCTGGAGCAATGTCTGACAAGATGTACTCAAGCGCGTCGGGATCCTTATGGTAAGGATGTCCGCCCGCGCGCTTCATCTCTACGACAAGGTCCTTGAGAGACAATCCCTTAGCTTCCTTGGTCGACTGCTTTGGCGTGTCGTATGTGCTCTTCTGAGACTCGTTCGACGACGGCAGCTGTGATGTCACCGACGAAAAACTCTTTGCTGGCATTGGTGCAGATGCGGGCACAGATGGCACGACAGGCTTGTTTTGCAGGTCGTGCAGTTCCAGCTCCTGTAGCGCGGTAGTCACTCTGCCGTTGTTGATTATCAGTTCCATAGCCGTTATCTCAATGAGCTTTTGCAGCTCGGCAAGGTCAACCTTTGCCTTGGCAAGCCGCGCGTTCAAGACCTTGTCATTCGCACGCAGGCGCGCAAGCTCATCTGCAGGAGAAACAACTTCCTTTCCTTGGGGAGCAGTCACAATTGCCGGAAGAGCCAATGTATCCGCTTGGGGCTCAGGCACGATTGCTGGAAGAGCCGATGCATCCGCGCGGAGAGCAGGTGTTTCTGGCGACGGATCCACTATGGAAGTCTTGCGATTGCGCTTGCTGCGCCTGTCCACAACAGTAAAGCCTGCCTTTTCCAGATCACGCTCTAGCTCCTGGGCACTTGTCATGTCGGTTCAATATTCTTGTTTAGACTTAGAATATAGAATTAAAACTATTTTAATATTACAATCTATTAAATAGTTATTATTTCAATTTTTTTAATATTCTAGTTCCATAATACATATATCTGGGCTTTTTAGGTAGTCTAATCCGTTGTGGTGCGGCATTTATATCACCCGTGGGGGAATATGCATAATCAAGTATAGTATTTATATGGGTATGACTAAAAGTCTCTATTTTCTCACTATTTTCCATATATATTATATATAGTTATATAAAAAATGAAATTTAATATTTAAAGATATATATTTTAGATATATAAGAAATGACAATAATATGGGATAATGTAATATTTACAGATTATATTGAAGTAGATAAATCGGAGATTGATAATTTACCAGCAGGTATGGGTGTATCTACAATGTGTGCATCATGTAAGTTAAATACTCTAGTAAATATAGTAAATATAGAAAAATATTTCCAATTAAATTCTGATGATATTTTAACAGTAAAAATGAACAAGGAAAGACTTAGAACAATTATATTAACTAAAAAGAAACCAAAACGGCAGAGAAAGAATGATAATAAACTAATTCATAAAGATACAACTAAGAATTATTTTTATAATCAGATTACTGTTGTAATGCGAATTGATTCTGGACCATGTGCAGATTTAAATGATGCACCTAAAATTAATATTAAATTATTTAAAAATGGTTCAGTGCAAATGTCTGGATGTAAATCTATTAAAAATATTAATATAGTATTAAATAAGCTAATTTATAAATTGAAAGAAATTAAAGCTATTATGGAAGATGGTAAAATTAATACAAAAGAATTTATTGAAGAACCTGATAAAATTAATATATTACATTTTAAAATTGATATGATTAATTCAAATTATAAAGTTAATATGCAAATTGATAGAGATAAATTATATAATTTGTTATTAAAGAAAAAAATAAAATCATCATATGAACCATGTATTAGAGCATGTGTAATTATTAAATTTACACCATGTGAACATAATTGTGAATATAAAGAAATAAGTATATTTGTTTTTCAGAAAGGTAATATTATAATTACTGGTGCTAGATCTAGATCACATATTATTTCATCTTATGAATATATGAATAATATTTTATTAACTCATACAGATGAAATTATAAAGAAAGATGATAATGTTTTAGATTTATATAATTTATACATCAACGAGTTATAAATTTTAGATTTATATAATTTATACATAAATGAATTATAAATAATATAATCTTTTTATCAATATTAAAAAAATTGATAAAAAAAGTATTTATATGTGTTTTTATAAATATCATATATAAAAGTTCAATGGCATCGCATGTCTACAGACTTACACGTCGACCTGATGGCGAACTGGATCATATAATAGTTCCTGTTGAACAGTGCGCTGCAGAATACAATACAGAACAGCTCGCCGCGCTCGGATTATGCGTAGGTTCTCGGACTTCAACCTTGTCATGTCTTGCAGAATGGGAATTCAAAGTGGAACAAATTCCATATCCATTTAAGTGTCCTCATCCAAACTACCGGTGGTTTAAGGTGACAACACTGGTTCAAGGAATATGACCACCGCCGGTTCAAGGAATATGACCACCGCCGTTGTCTAGAAAATAAATTTTTATTTTTGAATTCATTTATATATTTTTTTGATGAAACATATCATTAACTAATGGATTATCTTTTAATGTATTTATAAAATTAGGATTAATATAATAGGAGGATGATTCAATCACAGGTCTAATATTTTTATCAATTATAGTGCTAGGCATTACGCTATAATCTAAATTTTTATGAGGGTTTGGTACATGACTATATAATATTGGTTCATTTAATCTTACATTATTTTCATCAATATACGGTCCATAATCGTCTCCTTTACCATTTGCACCGCGATTATATGTTGAAATTTCACGTCTATCATCACAAGACATATTATTTGCTGCTTGATGTGATATTTTTTGTTCAATTTCACCATGTGCAACACCTTTATAATTTTCTAAAAATGTAGTTTGTTTAATAGTTGTTTTCATTTCGTCTGTAATATTTGTATAATTACCTGCGTTAATATTAGCAACACGACCACCTGGTGTTGGTAAAAGTGTTGTTTGTTTAATTGTTGGTTTGGCTATATCATTATAGTTTTTACTATATGTGCTTTCATTTGCATGTGAATTAATATGTCCAACATATTTTGTATCTTCTAACTGTTGTCTTATTGTTGCTTTTGCTATATCATTATAATCTTTCATATATGTGCTTTCATTTGCTTGTGAATTAATATGACCAACATATTGTGTATCTTCTAATTGTTGTCTTATTGTTGCTTTTGCAATATCACTATAATCTTTAACATATGTATTATCATTAAGAGAACTAACATGTCCAATATATTGTGTATTAACCATATTCTCCCTATGTGTTTTCTTTGCTTTATCTAATAAATCACGAACATAATTACTTTCAATATTAGAATTAGCCGCACCAATAAATACTGCATGTTCTGTTTGTTCCCTATGTGTATTTTTTGCTTTATCTTTTATATCACGTATATAAGATTGTGTATTAGGATTACTAATCATTGTAGAATTTGTTGGTATTAAAGTTGTTTGTTTAATGGTTGGTTTAGCTTGATCATTATTATATATTATACCATTTTTAATTTCTTTTGTTGTATTTAATACATTATTATAATTAGTGGAAGGTCTTTGTGTTATTTTAGCTTGATCATTATTATGAATTATTCCATTCTTAATTTCTTTTGTTGTATTTAATACATTATTATAATTAGTGGAAGGTCGCTGTGTTAGTTTAGCTTGATCATTATTATGAATTATTCCATTCTTAATTTCTTTTGTTGTATTTAATA